TACTGGAATACAACTAGAAGCAGGCTCAGTAGCCACCGCCTTCCAAACCGCAACTGGCACAATCCAAGGCGAGTTAGCCGCTTGCCAGAGGTATTACTATCGCACCAATGCGTCTGAAAACTACAGTCCTTTTGGACAAGGAATCAGCACTACCGCAACAGTAGCGCAAATAGTTGTTCAACATCCAGTAACAATGAGAACCAAGCCGTCTAGTATAGATTTCAGCACATTGGTTTTGTCTGATACCGCCACCTATAACTTGGCTATTAGTGCTATCGCCTTCTCGTATTCATCGCCTCAATTTGCGGAGATTTCTTGTACGAGCGCAACGGGGGCAACTGTTTATAGACCAGCATTTATTAGAGCAAACAATTCAACAGCAGGTTATCTAGGATTTAGTGCGGAGTTATGACAATGAACTATGAATTATTTACGGATAAAGACGGAAATGAACATATCATTATTGACAGAGGCAACGGCGAATTTACGTCAATGCCTAAGGCAGTCTGGGATGAACTAGAAGCCGCCAAAGAAAACGGCACAATCTCGTAGGTAAGTGATATAGTCCTGGTATGGAACAAATACCAATGGACATCATAGAAGCAAAACTACGGGACAGGTATGAGACCCAAGGGTTCTCAATGGCTATGTTTCGTAATGATTGGAACTTACTTATACGAATGGGTGTTCACCCACAGGTGGCTACTGTAGAAGACCTACAGAAAACTATTATGGGAGTCAAGGCAGCCTCTACTAAAGGCACCTATGCTGCTCGCTTACGCTCTATGTTCAAGGCTTTGAACAAGATGAAACTAATAGACAACAGGGTCATTGAAGACTTACCTAATGTCCGTAAGGGCAGAGGGCTACCTCACCCCATTACCCCGTCTGAGGCTAAGATGCTAATGACTGAGGCTAGACAGCCTATGAGAGACTGGTTCATCATAGGTTGCTGTGCGGGTTTAAGGGCTATGGAAGTGGCTAACCTGCGGGGGGTAGACCTGGAGAAGCAAGACGACGGATACGTCCTTAGAATCGCTGGTAAAGGCGGTACAGACCTATCTGTGCCTGTGGCTCAGGTGGTAGCAGATACCATCTTGAAGTACAACACCAGCCAAAGGCTCTGGAATGTAACACCTAACCGCCTATCTAAAAAGACTTCCAATGAGATGAAGCGTCTAGGTATCCCAAAGAAAACCTTTCACGCCTGTCGCCATTACTTTGCCACCAATATGCTTGAGAAATCTGGTGGGGATTTACTGGCAGTGCGAGATTTGATGCGCCACTCAAGCGTGGCTACAACACAAGTATATACTCAACTGGCTAGTGGCAGAACTCGCTCGTTGGTTAACTTAATAAACTAGGGGACATAATGATAAGTAAGTCAGATACAGTAGCAATCGGCTGGTGTGATAACGGTACTACCGACGGTAAGTTTACCGAAGGGTTGATGACAGCAGTACTTGCTGGTCCAGCCAACGGTATGCCCATTCACACCAGTATCCGAGTCCAAGGCAATCAGATTGGCAGACAACGCCAAGTACTCTTTGACCATTGGGCAGATAAGATTAAGACAGACTGGCTACTCTGGGTAGACTCAGACATAGTACTGAACCTAGAGTCAATGCAGAAACTCTGGAAGACAGCAGACAAGATTAACCGTCCTGTTGTTAGCGGTGTGTACTTCATCTCTAAGGAGAATGAGGGCAGCCTAATGCGCCCATTCCCTGTACTCTTTAATGACATATCAGAGTTTCAGGTACAGTATGTACATCCGCTACCTGAAGACCAAGTAATCCAGATTGACAATGCTGGCTTTGGTTTTGTCTTAATGCACAAGTCAATCATTCCTAAAATCCGTGATGCTAATCCTGGTAAGGGTATGTTCACAGAGACAGGTGATGGGAACGACGACCACTTTATCGGTGAAGATATTATTTTCTTCCGCCGTATGAGGAAGGCTGGCATTCCACTTCACGCACACACTGGTGCCCTAGTCAAACACATCAAGAGATTCTCACTTGACTATGACTACTACGCATTGTACTGGGCACATCAACATTTGAAAGATAAACTTAAAGAAGAACAACAAGGCTAGGAGAATAAGTGGCTGGTCGTGATATTACCGAAGGTCGTGCCTCTCGTGCGATTGCAGTTGATGTTGGTGTACTAACTGATACCTCCGTCTGGGTCAATACAGATATTGCCTATGATGTTGCTATTGGTGGACAACCATTCATCTATGCAATCAGCGATAGCCGTCCCTATATAAGACAGACTGCTCCTTTCCGTAAAGAACAATTTGATAATCAGACCGAACCTGGTGAGCAGTCCCTCACTGGGTGGTGGATTAGAAGCCAGTCCTCGTTCCATAACGGAGCGGGGATTACTTTTTTTGACCCTGCTTTGGTATCTAACGAAGGCTCATATCGCTTTGCCGATAGCCGTAACGTAGATGTCTGGACTCAAGGGCAGGTCACTTTACTTAACTCAGTATCTGAAGGTCATCAAGTAACTGGTCAAGTTCAATCCAACGGTAAGACAAATCAGAACTTACGTTCAATCAAATGGAATAACACCAGTGGTGTCTTACTTCGTGATGAATACGACGTCGATAAGATTGCTTCAGATGGAACAGTAACTCACTTCATTGATTACAACAGTGGTTCTGACTACCCTGTTTACGCCGTCTGCGACGATGGAACGACTGCCTATTGGGTGACTAACGTACTTAATGCTGGCACCCCAAGACTTCGTGTTTACTCCAAGCCTTTGACTGGAACATCCTCTACAACTGCCAGCCTAATGATTAGCGATAACTCAATTACTGCTAGCAATGCGGTTATGGAATATGTCAAAGAACGTATTGTTATGTGCGTTAACTCAAAGGTTTATGAGTTTGCACCTAATGCAACATCTCTACCTGCTGCTGTTTATACACACCCATCTTCTTCCCACGTCTATACATCTATTGCAGCATCTGGTGCTGCCATTTATGTGGCTGGTTACAACGGTATTCAATCAACGATTCTTAAATTTACCTTATCGACAGCGGGCTTGATGCCAACCCTAACTCAAGGTGTCATTGCTGCCGAGATGCCAACAGGTGAAGTTATCCATAAGATTCACTACTACCTAGGTTATATGATTATAGGAACCGATAAAGGTATTCGTATAGCCACAGTCTCAGATGTTGACGGTTCAATTAATTACGGTCCTTTGATTGTAGAGACATCACAGCCAGTTTATGACTTCTGCTCACGTGACCATTATGTATGGGCAACGACTGGAGTTGGCGGTAATCCAGGAGTACTACGCATTGACTTAACACAACAGATAGAGCCATTAGTTTTTGCTTATGCAAATGACGTCTACTATGATTCCGTTTCTGGTCACAAAACAACAAGCGTTGCTTTTGCTAATGGAACTGACCAAGTCTTTTTCTGTACTGAGGCTACTGGTGCAACCAGTGCGGACTATGGTGCTGTGTATATCGAGAGCCTCACACAAAAGGCTGTCAGTGGTTATCTGACCACAGGATATATTCGATACAACACACTAGAACCCAAGAACTTCAAGCGTCTCTTAGGACGTGGTGACTTTACCTACGGTTCTATGACGCTAGAGACTGTTGATGCCGACGGTGTTGAGTACGACCTTATTTCTTACGACGCAACTGTTCCTCCAGTTGAGGTAACAACCACTCAACCATTTGATGCTCAAGAGTATCTGGCTTATAAGTTCATCCTTTACAGAGATGCAACTGATACAACAAAGGGTCCCACATTCCAGGGATACCAAGCCAAAGCAACTATCGCTACACCTCGTCAGCGAGTAATAAGATTCCCTGTCTACTGCTTCGACGTAGAGACGGATAGATACAACGTCCTTGTTGGGTATGAAGGTAGGGCATTCGACCGATTGTCCACGCTCGAGACTATCGAAGAGAATGGTGACGTAGTCACCTGGCAAGACCTCACTACAGGTGAGTCACGCCAAGCAATCATCGAGCAAATCAACTTCACTCGCCTTACACCACCAGACCGAGGCTTCTCAGGTTATGGTGGTGTACTAGAAATTACAATAAGGACCGTATAAATGAATCCTGCAGACTGGGCTGGTATAGCCGTATCTATTGTGACACTCGTATCCGCATTGGCTATGGGAGTCAAACATCTAACTAAGCATTACTTATCAGAACTTAAGCCCAACGGTGGCTCCAGTCTTAAGGATAAAGTTAATGGCTTAGAAACTAAAGTAGATTTACTAACCGACCTTGTTAGGGAAGCATTGAGGAAATGAATGAAACCTGTTGCCAAGAAAGCCACACCTGCTGCTATTGCTGTTCTGAAGCAGGCGACGGCATTGTTTCCGAAGCGAAAGAAACTGTCCGACGGATTATTGCCCTCTGTGGCTCATCAAAAAGCGAGTCCGAACTCGGACCACAACACGGGTTTGGCGGTTGACTTAACGCACGACCCGAAGAATGGGGTTGACTGTGCCCAGATATTCGAGAAACTTAAAGAGGATAAGCGGGTTTCCTACCTTATCTTCGCTGGTAAAATTTGGTCGCGTGACAAGGCTAAGTCTGGCAATCGTCCTTACACTGGCAGTAATCCACACAATAAGCATCTTCATATTTCTATCAACCCTGATATGGCTAATGACACTAGCCCTTGGTTCTGGTGGATGAATCAACCTAAGATTGTGAATCAAGTTGTGGCTACAATGTGGCTACAACCAAAGAAGAAGGTGGCAAAAGGTACCATTGTGGCACCAGAGTGCACCTGCTGTAAGGTTCACAATACAAAACGAAAGGCAAAATAAATGGAAGCACTAAAGCAAGTATCGCTGACCTGGTTCCGTGCTGCAGCCTCCGCTGCAATCGCACTCTACCTAGCGGGCGAGACCGACTTGAAGACTCTCGGTATGGCAGCCCTCGCAGGGTTCCTCGGACCAGTATTAAAGTGGCTTGACCCATCTGCAAAGGAGTTCGGCAGAGGCGCAGAGTAGCCCATTAAACGCCCCTAGCGGGCGATTTAAGACCATAAGACCCCCTACCTAAGGTAATCCCTTGGGATAGGGGGTTCTTTTTTTTATACCTTCACAACCCAGAGTTGCCAGTTCTTCTCAATGATTTGAAGTTCATTCTTATGACGGTCGATGAATGTATTGATACCAGGCATAGGACGATTAGCATCACCCTTGCCATCACTCCACTCGTAATCATCAAAGCCAATAACTCCTCCTGGCTTAAGACATAACCACGATAGTTCAGCATCAAGTAATACACCTACCGCTGTGTGGTCAGCGTCAATGTAAATGAAGTCGTAGTAATCTAAAGGCGCAGCCTTGAGCCATTCAGTAGTGGTGCCTTTGAACTTGGTGAGGTTCTTATATCCGCGAGTCTTGTAATCGTAGGCTGACTCAACGTCAGCAAAGTTCATCTTGTGATGTTCTTCTTCATCTGAACCCTGCCAAGTATCTACATCAGTCAGGTGATTGGATGGGTCAGTGAGTATGTTATCTAACAACCATACGCTAGCATCGCCAGTGAAGGCTCCAAGTTGTAGGAACTGTAGGTCAGTGTGACCCTTGAATGGGTGAAGCAGTTTCTCAAAGTTCTCTTGGGCTGGGGTTGATGCGAACCAGTTAGGGAACTCGACACGCCGAGTCTCTTTCAATTTGACACCTTTCAAAAACCTTGATTATAATTAATATATAATATATCATATATAATATATATAGGGGCGGAGCCCCTTATATAATTAATATATAATAATATATATTATATACAACTGAATATTGCATAGCCCCGATATGTCGAGTACTCTCCTGTCCTCCATAAAGGGGCTGTGCATCTAATCGACAGGAGCAATATATGATTCAACTACAGGGCTATGAATTACCAGCCCATATATCTTATTCAGCATTCACTACTTACCTAACCTGTGGGTATCAGTATTACCTAGGTCGACTACTGCAAGTACCCGAAGAGCCAAGCATCTGGTCAGCAGGTGGGCGAGCATTCCACGCAGCGACTGAGGAATGGGACCTAGCAAATGACTAATGATTTATGGACAAATGCCTGGGCTAAAGAGACCAAGGACTTAGACCTTACCAAAGCCCGCGTTGCGGGCAGAGCAACCAAGTTGAATCCGAATAAGGAAGATGCTACTTGGTGGAATGAAATGGGTCCACAATGGGTGGACAACTACATCGCTTGGCGCAAAGCCAATACCGATTGGAAACTATGGCGTACTCCGCAAGGTGCTAAAGCCATCGAACTAGAACTCAATCCCGTCATCGCAGATGTACCTGTGAAGATGGTGATTGACCGTGTCTTTGAGGTCAACGGACAACTTGTGATTGTCGACCTTAAGACATCAGCACGACGACCAACATCTGACCTACAACTTGGCTTCTACAAAGTCGGGCTAGAGATGATGCTTGGCGTTACCGTCAATCAAGGAAACTACTGGATGTCCAGAGAATCTGGGACAGGAGAGATGATTGACCTGAGTAGATATACCTTGGATATGCTTGAGTATCTCGTGTCGGGCTTTGATAAGGCTCGCAAGGCTGGTATATTTCTTCCTAACCTATCCAGTTGCAGTTACTGTGGACTCACGGAACACTGCCAATTCACGAAAGAGAAACAATGACGAACGACGATTGGAAACTACAAGTTTCCTACAAGACTGGCGCAGGAGATATGATTAATATCCGCGCTAATACTGCTGACGAATTAAGCGTCTTGCTTGAGGGAATCTCTGATTACTCAACGCAGATTGCTGCAACAGGAAGGATGCTAGGTGCTGCGTATAACACAGCCCCTTTGGCGACACCTTCTTCAACTCCCGCCACAACGCCCAAAGTCTCCTCCGTTCCAGACCAGGCAAAGGCTCAGTCCCCTACCTGTATTCACGGACCGCGAGTATTCCGAAGTGGCGTAAGTAAGAAGAATGGACAACCATACGCGTTCTGGTCTTGCCCTCAACCACAGGGTGCGGACCAGTGCAAACCCGTTAACTAATCTACTTATCGGGGACAATGGAACCACCTACTATTCGGGGAAGGTAGTGGGTGGTTTCACCTTAAGACAGGAGCAAGATGAAAACTTTAGTAAGGTCAGTCGGTAGAACTGATATCGGCGGTGAACCGTTGCCCGCTGTGTTCAAAGCATTTGAATCAAATAAGATTATCTTTCGTAGAGCAGAAGTCTCTATGATGGCAGGAACTCCAGGTGTAGGTAAGTCAACACTAGCCCTGGCTTTAGCACTTAAGATGAAAGTTCCTACGCTATACATCTCAGCAGATACCAACGCACACACTATGGCTATGCGTCTTGCGTCAATGATTAGCGGTAAGAATCAGACTGACGTTGAGTACCTATTGCAGAATGACTTAGGTTGGACGAAGGCAACCCTTGCAAAGGGAAGTCATATCGTCTGGTCATTTGAGTCTAGCCCTAGCCTTGTTGATATTGACGAAGAGGTGCAAGCCTTTGAAGAACTATGGGGATGTCCGCCTGAGGCTATCTTTGTAGACAACCTAATGGACATAGCCACTGATGGTGGCGAAGAGTTCGCTTCAATGCGAGCGATTATGAAGGAGTTGAAGTATCTTGCTAGAGCGACTAATGCTGCGATTGTTGTACTACACCATACATCGGAGGCTGTGGAAGGCAAACCTTGCCAACCAAGGTCGGCACTCCAAGGAAAGGTGGCTCAACTCCCAGCGCTTATCTGCACTCTCGGAGTTGTCGGAACTGCTATGGCAGTTGCACCAGTCAAAAACAGGTATGGTAGAGCGGATGCTAACGCGAATCTTAACGCGTGGCTAGCCTTCAATCCTGAATATATGTACATCGAAGACATACCAGAGAACGCATAATGAACGAACAAGAACTCCGCGAACAGATAGCCCAAGAGATTGAGGCTGTTGAAGTTACCTCAGAAAATGGTATGGGAATGCAAATCATCGCTGCTAAAATAGCAAGAGGACAAAATAATGGATGACGATTATCTAGAGATTCACGCAAAAGAGATGGCACAATCTGAATACTTAAGACATATAGCCAAGTGTATTAAGAAGATGGATGATGCTAAGGTGCCAGTCAAGGATGAGTACACTCAAGGTATAACTGATGGTCTTGATTGGGCTATCAGAATACTAGAGAAAGATAAGAGTGCTTACTAATGGCTAACCCCAACGGGCGCAAGGGCGCACAGTTCGAGACCGATGTAATGAAATGGCTTCGCTCTGTTGGTGCTATATGCGAACGACTCACTAAGGCTGGGGCTAAAGATGAAGGCGACCTTGTTGCTATCGTTGCTGGCAAGACTTACATATTAGAACTGAAGAATAGAAAGAAGTTAGACCTGCCTGAGTTCTGGGCTGAGGCTCAAGTTGAGGCAGATAACTACGCTAAGGCGAGAGGATTGCCATATACTCCTGCGTCTTACGTCATAATTAAGCGACGCAATCACGGGGTGAATAAGGCTTGGGTACTACAGGACTTAGAACAATGGCTCGAAGAGAGGAAGTAAATGACTTACCTAGTATCGGAGAAGTGCTCCGTCACTATGGAGCGAATCTACGAGCAACACACGGGCAAGTTAATCTCCGTTGCCCTTTCCACTCAGACACTCATCAAAGTGGTAGTGCCAACCTCGACAAAAATATCTTCATCTGTTTCGCCTGCGGAGTGCAGGGAAATAGTTTACAAATAATATCAAGACAGGAGAATGTGAATATCAATGAAGCAAAGCGCATTGCAGAAGGAATTACTGGGCAAGGCAACGGAGCGGTACGCGGCAAACATCTCTCTGGCGCAAGATTACCTAGCAAGCAGAGGAATACCTCTGGAAGTAGCACGGCTGGCGCAATTAGGCGTAGTCGTAGAGCCTGAGGTAGGTCACGAGGCGTATCAAGGTAGGTTGAGTATCCCTTATGTTACTAAGTCTGGTGTTGTGGATTTGCGTTTCCGCTCTCTCAATCCTGCGGTGGAGCCTAAGTATATGGGACTCACTGGGGCTGATACTAAGATGTATAACGTTCTCGATATTGAGCGGGCTGGTGATTTCATTGGTGTATGTGAAGGTGAGTTGGACACTCTTACTATGTCTCGTTGTGTTGGTATTCCTTGCGTTGGTGTACCAGGAGCGAACAGTTGGAAGAAACATTACACAAGACTCCTTGCCGATTTCGAAAGAGTCTTTGTCTTTGCTGATGGCGACCAACCAGGAAAAGAATTTGCCAATAGTCTTGCCAGGGAACTACCAGTTACTGTCGTCCAATTCCCCGACGGAGAAGACGCTAACTCATTTTATACGAGCAACGGGTCGGAAGCAATTAGACAGAAGATTGAATGATGGATGACGACGACCTCTACTGCGACGGCTGTGGCGAACACTTTGATACGGCATTTGAAATGGTAGACCATCACCTAGAAGACGGCGATGAGTTCGACCCTTACATAGTGTTGCCCAATGGGGTCAAGTTATTGGTGGGTAGCCTACTAAGATTTCTTTATGAACACGCCGAACAACCAGAACAAATCAGACAAATAACACAATCTACATATGTTACACTTTATGCTGCTGAATCTGGTAGTGAGGTACTTGATGAACTCATCGAGGAAGTTGTGGTAGGTTCCGAGATGTTGAAGTTTGATTCAAGTCTTAAGAAGTTACTAGAAGAAAGCAAACCAAATGAACCTGACGAAGGCGGAGCGTGAAGAAGTATGGCAGATTATAAGTCACCTAACAGGGATGGGCTACAAAGTTACGTCCACAAACTTAAAGAACCAAAGTCTCATCGTGACAATAACAGTTCCGATACTTTCATCAAGAACGTAGAGGATACCTTCAATGAACTCGAAGCATTGCTCATTAACAAGCACCTTGATTACGGTCCAAAGAACATTAGCCAATCGCCAGGTGGTCCTATCAATGGACTTCGAGTTCGTATGCACGACAAGATTGCCCGTATTAACAACCTTGTTGATAAAGGAATCTACAATCCACAATACGAATCGCTCGAAGACTCCTTTAAGGATTTGGCAAACTACGCAATCATAGGTCTTTTAGTCTTAAGACAGCAATGGGACAGTGAGAAGTGAGAGAACAAGAACTCTTTGAATGGATGAAGGAGAAGTTCTATCCCGACCTCGTTCGTTCTGAATCTGAGTTCGATGGGTTCGACTGTCAGTCAGATGAGTACAAGTTGTTTATAGAACTTAAGTCACGAAAGACTCATTACGACGACTTGATTATCGAGAAGTATAAGTTTGATTTCCTTATTACTGAAGCAGGAAAGTTATCTTATACTCCTTGCTATGTGAATTACACCCCGCAAGGGGTCTATTTTTTTGACCTTGATTCTATACTTAAGGCTGAAATTGATTTAAGTTGGCACGACAAATGGTTGCCGACTACCACCGAGTTTGCTAACAACAATAATAGATTAAAGAAAGTAGGACTTCTTAACGTAAAGTTAGGGACAAAGTTATTATGAATTGGGAACGCATTGAACGCTGGCAGTATGTCGTAGATGCTGTCGCTGTTGAGTACTCTCGTAAGTTTGATATGGTTGAGATTGAAGACTTAAGACAGACTCTCTATCAGTGGTTCGCTGAGCACCCTAAGAAGTTAGATGATTGGGAAGCCAAAGGTGAGAAGGACGCGAAGAACTTAATCTATCGTAGCCTGCGTAATCAGGCTTTAGATTACTGTCAGAAGTGGAAGGCTAAATCTGTGGGTTACGATGTATCTGATGTTTACTATTACAACAATGAAATCGTTGAAGCCTTGCTCACTCCAGTCTTAAGAAGTGAATTTAATGTAGCCCATAAACTTAATCTCGGTAGAGTTGGTCGCCCCTCTGCGCCCTCTGAAGGTGGCAACTTGATGGCTATGATGGTCGAGATAGATTATGTCTATTGGAAGTTAGGCAAAGACGATAGAAAGATTTTATTTATGCGTCACGCTGAGGCTATGGACTTCAAAGAGATAGCAAATCTATTAGCACTCGGCTCTGAGGATGCTGCTCGTATGCGCCACAAGCGGGCAGTCAATAGACTTATCAGAAAACTTGGAGGCTTTAGACCATTTCCAGACTACGATTATCCCGATAAAGAAGATGAGGTAGAGGAATAATCTTGTGTCTTAAGCCAAGCCACACCCCTCTTGATGTCCTTCAGGATTTTCTTCGGGGCACCCG